CCGGCTCGCGCTGGGGTTCGGTCCGCTCGACGGCCTGGTAGGCGTCCATCGTGGAAGTCTCCGCGGCCGTCAGCGCCTCGCCCCGCAGATACACGTTCCCGCAGCCGGTCAGGCAGAGCACGGCCAGCACCGCAATGCACATCGCAACCTTCTTCATCGCGTCACCTTCCTTCCTTGGGTCTGGTGAAGGCGTCCTTCAGGACCGCTAAGTCCCGCACCTCAATCGCCTCGTCGCGCTTCTCCCTGGCCGAGTACGGGTCGAAGTCGCTTGGCTTGTAGGCCCGCGTCTTCTTCGGGTCGCGGTTCACGTTGGCCACCAGCGCCAGGATCGCCGACGTGTGCGCCCAGTTGTCCCGGCCCCGCGCCTCGGCCATCCATAACAGTTCCCGCAGCGTCAGCGGGCCGGGGTCGATTCCGACGACGGCGGCGAGCTCGTAGACGGTTCGCCAAGGGTCGATTCGACCGCCGCCTCCAGGTCCAGCCGGTCGATTCGCGTCTCGATCCGCGCGACCGCCAGGTCGATCATCCGCCGCTGGGCGTCCACGGCCTTCGCGAGGTCGCTCCGGCCCAGCTTGCGGAAAAAATCGACGAGTTCCTCGTAGAAGGCCGTCTGCGCAGCCAGGATCGTCTCGCCGCCAAGCGCCGCCGCGAACTGCTCGTCAGTGACGCCCGCGGCGTCGGCCTGTGGCTTCACGAGGGCGAAGATCACGTCGCACAGGAGGATCACGTCCGTGCCCAGCCGCGTGAGCAGCGGCGGGTCGCCCGCTTCCAGTTCCAGCAGGTTCACGTCCAGGAGCGACTTGACCCGCTTGGCCGCGTCGATGGTGAGCGCCAGCGTCCAGGTCCGCCCGGCGGTATCGGTGAAGGTCTTCATATCAGGTCCCCTCGATCCAGCTTCGGAACACGGCCAGCTTCGCCGTCACGCTGACGGTGATGGCCTCCTCCAGGGCCTCGTTGCGGCTGAATGACGTGATCGCAAAGTCGCCGTCAGGCCCCTGGCCGCCGGCCTTGTCGAGAATCTTCAGGGCGATGAGGCCTGACGCCAGAAAGGCGTTCTTGATGGCGGTGAACCCGGCGTCCGCCGGGTCCCAGACCATCTCGAACTCGCAGGTGCACTCGCGGAGCGTGGGGGCGGTCGCACGCCAGCCGGAGTTGGCCCGCGTGGTCACGTCCGCCTCGCCCGCCTCCAGCGTCAGCGTCACGTCCCGCACGTTGGACATCTCCGTCGAGGGAGTGCTGCCGGCGGGGCCGTGATAGAGTTTCGCGTCCTTGCCCAGAATGAACGTCGCCATGTCCTTGGCCTCCTATTGCTTCACGCTGTTTGCCCACATCGCCGGGAGCTTGGGCTTTTCGCGCTCGAATGCCGGTCCCATGAACGGCCGCGCCTTGTAAGTCGCCGTGACGGGCCTGCCCTTGCGCCCGCGCCGCCGCGCCTTGCCGCCGTACTCCAGGAGCGGCGGGGCCTCGGCTGTGCCGTGCAGCGGCGTCGGGCCGATGACCACGCTCTTTCGCCCGGGGTCGTAGCCGAAGTAGATGAGCTTCCTCAGCAGGCCGACATGGCTGCTGGGCGGGCTGCCCGGCTCGCTTACCGCCTTGCGCTTGCGGATGCTGTGCTTCGCGCCGGTCCGCACGAACGCCCCGAACTTTGAAAGCACCTTCCGCACGGCCTTGTCCACGCGGCTGGTGACGGCCTTCGTGTCGAAAAACATCTGCTTGGTCACCATCCCGATCATGCCGTCATCACCCTCAAGGTCAGCGTCAGCACGCTGGTGAACTGCCGCAGCTCGCCCAAGTGCTCCTGGGAGTAGATGGGCGTGTTCTCGGTCTTCACCCACGCCGCGTCGCCGAAGCGCCCGGTGGCGCGGATGAACTCGGCGATCTCCTGCACGAGGCCCAGAAGAGGGTCGATCTCCGCGTTGTCGCCGGAGGCGAGCTTCTTCTGGACGCCGATGTCGATCTGCACGTCGCTCTGCGCCAGGCCCCGTCCCGCGGTGGTCAGTTCCACGCCCTTGGGCACGACCGTCACGTGAAGGTCCGTCATGTCCTTGAGGTCGAAGACGGGCCTGTACGCCCGCGCCGCCGTGAACGGCTGGCTGAACGTGTGACCGTTCAGGGCCGTCACCACCGCGTCAGCGATGTCCGCGATCAGCGCCATGGGTCAGTTCACCTTCTTCACTTCCCCGACCAACCAGTCCACGTCGGGCTTGCTTGGCGGCTCGACGGCTGCCAGTGCGTCGGCCAGGCCCACGCCTTTGGCTGCGTCCCGGCGCATCGCGCGGGCGATCCCCGCCAGGCGCTGAGCGGCCAGGTACGCCCGGCGCTGCGGGGCGGTCATGGCCTCCATCCGCGCGGCACGGGCCTCCTCGGCCTGCCGTTGTTCGGGCGTCAGCGTCGCCAGCCGCTCCTGGCGGCGGGCCTCGACCTCAGCCTGGCGCTCTTCCTGTGTCATCCGCATCCGCTCGATCACCGCCTGCTCGGCGGCCGAGAGTTCCATCTGTCGTCTCGTCTCTGCCATGCGATGCTCTCCTACGCGATCAGGCGCGGCGCGTAGCCGTAAGCCTGGTCGAAGACAAAGAGGGTGTTCCCGTAGTAGTCGTTAATCCGCCCTTCGCGCCGAAGCATGATGATCTTGCCGCCGCCGCTTTCCATCCGGCCGGACACATCTACCGCGCGGTAGACGCGGACGACGGCGTCCCAGCCCAGGTACAGGTAGGCGTCGTAATCCAGCCGAAAGTAGCCGAACAGGTCCGACCGGCTCTGGTAGTCGAAGTAGACGGAGCCGCCGTAACAGACCTCGATGCTGCCCCAGCGGCCCACCACCACCTTGCCACCATAGACGGTAAAAGTGGAGTCATACTCGATGGTCGCGTAGCCGTTGATGGTGAGCGTGCCCCCGTACTCGATGTAGACCTGCGAGCCGACGTAGACGTGCAGCGAGCCGTCCACCGCCATATCGCCGCGGACGCAGAGTCGGCTCGAATCGAGCACGTCCAGGGAGCTGCGGACCGTCAGACTGCCGCCCGGCTCGACACCGAGTTCGCCGCCGTACCGGACGACGGCGTAACTGCCGTAGTAGAAGTCGGCGATGCCGTAGACGCGGAACGTGCTGTAGTCATCAACGTTGAGGTTGCCGTCGAAGTAGGCCGACCCGCCGGACTCCACGGAGACGTACGCGCCCTGGTAGAAGGTCGAGTAGGCGCTCCAGTCCTGGCTGAAAGAGCCGTACACGTACAGGCTGGAGCCGTAGACCACGTCGAAGTAGGCATAGGGGGCAACGTGAACATACCCGTTCACGCCGACCGAGCCGCCGTAGAGAACCGCCAGGCCGCCGGCGTCGTCCAGCCAACCGCCGCTGTCCACTTGGAGGTAGCCCCGCACCTCGACATAGGCGTAGACGTACAGGCCGCCTTGGACATGGACCGACGCGCCGCTCTCGACCGTCAGCTGCGTCCCGAGTTCGAGCACACCGTAGCCTTCGATGGTGATGGTCCGCCCGCTGGCAAGCGCAAGGGAAGACCCGTCCGCAGTGACGGTGTGGTAGGCGGCGATGACCACGTCATCGACCGACAGGTCGGGCACGACGCCGCCTTGCCAGGTGTCGGGGGCGTCCCAGTAGCCGGATTGTGCGGACCAGATGGTCGCCATCGCTGCCTCACGCGAAGATGCGGTACGCCACGCCGTTGCCGCCGCTGACGACGCGGACGTAGACCTTGCTGGCGTCGTCGATGCGGATGACCAGGCCCTCGTAGTTGCTGGGCATGACCGGGATGTTCTGGGTGCCTGAGTCGCCGATGAAGCACGGGTAGCCGTTCAGGGGGTTGCCGTAGTTGTCCACGCGAGCGCCGACCCACACGAACCGGCACGGAGTGGACATCGCTACGAGCGGCTGGGGCGTCCCGGCCGACGCGACGGTCTTGGTGCCGCCCGCGAAGGACGTGCACCCGGCGATGTCGAACTGCGGCGCACCGCTGGGGCTTACCTCCACATCCATCGAGTTGATCCAGCGCTTCGCCACGTCAACCTCCGATCACGAGCTTCCAGACCGCCGCGACGGCCAGGGACACGACCGACCCGGCGATGATCCACAGCAGCTTCGACCGGACGGCCTCGGCCGCCTCCAGCCGGTCCAGGCGAAGCTGGATGCCGGGCTTGCAGTTGCCGCGAATCGCCTCGTCCAAGCGGTCGAGCTTCGCGTGGATGGCCGCGAACTCGCCCTTGCACACCCGCTCGTACTGTCCTTCGCACTCGCTCATGTGGCACATCCCTACGGGGCCGCGCCCACTTCCTTCGTGTGAATCCGCATCGTCGTGCGGTACGGGTCGCTCCACCGCCAATGCCCCTCACTTGCCAGGCTCATCACCTCGTGAACCACGCCGTCGGCGACGACTTGGTCGCCGGCTTGCGGCTCGCCGAAGACCGGCGCGAAGTCCGCCGCTGCCACCAGGAAATCCGTCACGTGCGCCGCGACCACGAGGCCATAGTCGTCCTGGACCTCGTACTGTGTCCGGCCGAACGTCGCGCTAAGCGCCTGCTCCTGGGCACCGCGTCGATAGGTGACCTGGCTGGAGCAGTGCGCCGAGCGCTGCTGCTCCAGCCATTGGCTTCCTTGCCTCAACAGGTCACCCACGCTTCAATCGCCTCCGTTACTGGCTCATCCGAACCCGGACGGTCGTGTCGGCATCGGCCGCGGCCTTGACGCACTTGCCGATGAGCTTGTTGCCGCTTGAACTGGTCGTTGCCCGCTGGTTGGTCGCGTCCCAGTAGCACAGCGCCCCGGCCGTAATCGCCGAGCCGGTGGCCTTGGGGAAGTCGAAGACGCCCGTGACCGCCAGCGCCCCCAGCTTGTTGGCCGCGATGGGCTGCTTGGTCACGCCGACCAGTTCGCCCTGGACCACCACCGCCCCGGCCGCCACATCCGCCGTCGGGGTGTAGTCGATTGCTTCGCCCTCATGCACATAAGTCGCCATTGGCTCATCCTCCGCTTACGCTTCGCCCTTGCTCTTGAGCCCGCCACGTGGGTCCTGAAGGCTGACGCCGAAATCATGGAAGCCGCGCATCCGCACGCCGAGCACGTTGAAGTCCGCCTCCGCCGTCTCGATGACCGGCGACTCCTGGCCGTTGAGGAACGCCACCTCAATGACCGGCAGGTCCGCAGGGTCGGCCAGCAAGTACCACGCCTTGGCGCTCGAGCCGGTGTAGGCAGAGTTGGCCAGGTAGCGACTGACCTCCACGCGGAACTTGCCGACGTGCGGGTTGGCGATGGGGTACTTGGTGCTGGAGGTGGTGTCCCGAATCTCCAGGCTCTTGTAGAGCTGCGTGCCCATGGCCGACAGGGCCGTCGGCACGAGGAGAATCGCCGGCATGACGCCGATGGGCTTGCCGTCGGAGTCCACCTGGTCCATGAAGGCCACCTCGGCCTTGGTGAGGCCGTCGATGGACAGGACCGTGTCCGCTCCCGTCAGGTAGTTCTTGTTGCCGGCGGTGAAGAAGGCGGCGTTGTTCAGGAAGCAGGTCCAGAACACGTCGTTGATCTTGAGGCCGCTCCCGCGCCCGAGTTTCCTCGGCACCAGCGTGATCGCTCCAAGGTCGTCGTTGATGATGTCCCGCCGGTCGATGGAGAGCATCAGGCCGTAGGTGTCGGCCTTGTTGGTGTAGGACTCGTTGCCGAGCGTCCCGTGCTTGAGTTCCCCGCCGGGGGCCACGATCTCGTACTGGTCCTTGCCGATGAGGCGGTAACTCGTGACGGTCTTGAAGTCCGGCACATTGCGGACGGCGCAGATGTTCCGCCAAGTGCGCTCGACGCTGAAGAACCCCTCCAGCAGGAACTTGTTGGCGACGTTGGAGAGGATGCCGCCGATGTCCACGGTCGAGAAGCCCGCGGCCTGGACCTGCCGGCCGAAGGCATAGCGCAGGGCCTCCCGGCTGTCGCGGAAGGACCGCTCCGGGTAGCCGTTGGCCCAGGCGGCCTCGAGGAAGAGTTCCTGGAGGCCGATGCCGCCCCGGAACCGCCGCTCAGCCTGCTCCAGCACCTCCTCGTGGTAGTGCTTCTCCGGTTCGGCGAGCTTGGCCGTCAGGACGCACGCCGCCTCGAGCGTGAGAGCGTCGCACGACCGATTGCCGCCGCGGACGGCGATATGCACGTCCGCCTGCGGGCGGCCTTCCCGCATGGCCTTGAGGACCTTCTGCGAGGTCTCATCGACCGTCCAGCCCAGGCGGATGGCGTCCCGCTCGATGCGCGGGAACTCGCCCGCGCAGACCTCCTGGATGGCCGCCACGCGCTCGCGCTCGGTGCGAACGGCGTTGGCCGCCTCCTCGCGGGCATTCGCCACAGCCTGCACCGCCGCGTCCTGGGATGCGGTCGCCTTCACAACGGCCTGCGGGTTCGCCGCAGGTTTCTTGTCCTTGTCCTCGTGCTCGAAGTCCGGCGGTTCTTTGCCGGCCTCGAACGCCGCCTTGAGTGCGGCCGTCTTCTCCTCGTCCAGCGCGGCGGCGTCGATGCCGTGCTGCTCAAGCCACTTCTGGAAGTCCATGTCATTGCCTCCCTGCATGTTGGCCTGTCCCGGCGGGACAAGCAGATGGAACGTTGCCGCGAGCTTCATCCTCGTCGAGGCGTCCGCGCCCACGGCTACGACCGACACCTCCCGCAAGACCGACTTTTTCACGTGGTAGAACGGCCCCTCGTGCTCCTGGCCGTTGACGACGCGACGCGAGCGCACCAGGTCCCACTCCAGCACCTCCGCGCCGATGGAGAGTTGCCACTCCGCCCCGGCCCGGGCCTGCTCGACGATTCCCCTGGCCTGGCCGCTGGAGGAGAGAATCTCCCCCTCGACCACCAGCACCTGGCCATCGACGCGGGCCTTGACCATGCCGACCCGCGCTCCCGTGCGGTTCTCGTGGTTCGTCAGCAGCGGCACCGCGTCGGGGACCTCCAGGCCCGCCAAATCCACCACCACCGGGTGCCGCCAGCCGGGCAGGCGCATCTTGCCGCCCGAGTAGGCCACGCCCATCACGCGGATGCGACCGGTCGGGCCTTCGCCGCTTGCGGCCTCGACGACCAGGAACTCTTCGCCCCGGCCTGCCTGCCGGACAGGCAGGTCGGCCAGCAACTCCGCCGCCCCCTCGGCCTTCTCGCTGGCGGGCTCGAAGAGGATGGGCTTGTGGCCGTGTTCTTTGAGCCACGCCTTGGCCTCCTCCACGCTGAACTTCTGGGCGTCAAAGCGGATGGCCTGAAGCTCCGCCTTGCCATCGGCGGTGATGCCCCAGACCGCGTGGATGCCGGGGCTGAACTTGTCGTTCTCCCGGCGGAACCGCTCGTAGCGCGACGGGTCCTTCAATCGCGCGCTATGTTCAGCGGGATAAGGCATGCGCCGCCTCCTCCATCTCCTCGGGGGACAGGTCTTCCACGTCTCTCGCGGGGACCGCGGCCGCAGGCTTCGCGCTCGCGTCGGTCAATCCCAGTTCGCGCATTAGCGCAACTTCCTTGCCCCGCTGCCGTAGCGCGTCTTGCCAGTCCCGGCCCTGTTTCGAGTATTCGTGGGCCAGCGTGGTGGTGTGGTTCTTGAGCCGCGTCTCCTGGGCCGACGCCTCCTTGGCCGGGTCCACGTGCTCCATACCGTCCCAGAACCACTGGTGGTCGGGCAGCACGCGCCCGCCGAGCGGCCCCGCCGAACCTGCCTGCCGGTCAGGTAGGTCGAAGACGAACTGCCCACCAGCCTCCAGGGCGTATTCCCACAGCCACGCGGCCAGCACGCGGTCCAGGACCCTCTCGGCCATGAAGGCCTGGTCCACGCGGATGGACTTGTAGTAGGTCTGGTGGTCGAGCCGGCCGGAGGCGTAGTTGTAGCCCGACGAGTTGCCCGCAGCGACGTTGTAGGGCATGTTCAGGCAGCGGGCGATCTCGTTGAGGATTTCCTTCTTGAACTCGGCGTAGGTCGTGGCCGGCTGCATCGGCTCGACCTGCGACATCTTCCAGCCGCCCGGCATCGTCAGCAGCATGTTCCGCTCAAGCTCCACCAGGTCCATCGGCTCGACCTGCTCGGCCTCGCCGTTGGCCGGGGCGTCGGTGTAGAGGATGCCCGCGAAGTCGGCCGCCGCCTCGGCAGCGCCCAGAACCGCCAACGTGAACCGCCGCAGTTGCGCAAAGAGCGGCAACGCGGGCGTGATCTCCGGGATGCCCCGGTGCTGGCCCGGCCGGTCCTGCCGGAAGACGTGGATCACGTGCGAGGCCGGGACCGTGCGGTACTCGTCATTGAAGCCCCACGCACTGTTGCCGGGATGGTGTTTCAGGACGTGGTAGGCCACCGGGTTGCCGTAGGCGTCCAGGACGATGCCGTCCACCTCGCGCGGATCAAGCAGATGAGCATCCGGGCTGGCCACCTGGTCGGCCTCGATGAGCCGCAGGTCGAGTTTGACCACATGGTCGAACACGGGGTTGTTGACGAGGATGGCGAAGGCTTCGCCGTCCTGCGCCCGGGCCATCCGCATGGTGCGGAGCTTCTCGGCCAGGGAGACCTCGTGCGCCCAGTGGTCGAACTCGTGCTCGATCTCGTCGTTGGCCTCGTCGCTCCCGGTGAGCATCTGGAGGCGCGGCCCCGTGCCGATGGTGTCGTTGGCCAGGGTCAGCACGATGCCCCGCGCATAGGAGTTGTTGGCCACCTCGTAGCGGGCCCGGTTGCGGAGCGTTCGGCGGACTTCGGGGTTCGCCGCCGCGTCGGCCGAGAGATGGTCGGCGTTGGCCCAGTGCCGGCGGTTGTCCTCGGTCGTCGCGGCCGAGTCGAACCGTCCCCGCACCCGCCGCAGGGGCATCGCCCGCAGGCGGCTCAGGGCAATCGGTTTCTTCTGCGTCGCGGTCGCGATCATCAGGACGCCCCCGGCGGAACGAGCTTGGTCACGCGGATGCCGAGGCCCTTGGACCGCGCCGCCTCCTTGGAGGCCAGATACCTGTCCGCCTCGATCTGCTCGGTGAGGCTGTGCTGCTCGACCGAGCCGGAATCGCCCGCGGCCCGCTTGGGCCCGGCGGCGTTCTCGCGGATGGTGTTGTCGAGGTCCTCGGCCATGCACTTTCCTCTGAAAGACAAAAGGCCCTTCATGCCCCACCGAGCGGGACATGAATCTTCTCGCCTACTGGGATACTTACCCGGCGCAGGGGCGAGATGACGGACGGGGGCAGGGATTTTGGCGGGCAGGTTCTACGGGTAGAAGGTCATGGTGCAAGATTCTCGCCACGAGGCGGTGAAGGGGCCGCCGCTGGAACCGACCGCCCAGCGGACAACCATGCTGCCTGAAACGGCCCCGACACCGCACCTGGCGACTTGACGCTGACGAGCACAAGGGGTAAGAGCCATGGCTTTTGCGCTCGTTTCTGTCAAAGCAGACCGCCAGAGACTTGACACTGAACGGCGCAAAGGCTAAACTTATTAGCCGTTATGACCGATAACGTCAACTAGGAGATCGGCCATGCGTTTCGAGGAATTCCTGGCATCGCATCCGGTGTTCACTCTGGACGAGTTGTCCAGGGCTGCCGGGAAAAAGGCCAACCCGTGGACGCTCAAGGCTACCTTGGCGTACCACCGCAAGCAGGGCCGGGTCCTTCTGGTCCGGCGAGGACTCTATGCGGCCGTGCCGCTGGGCGCATCGCCCCAAACGTGCCCTGTGGACCCATATCTCCTGGCATCGAAGCTGGCCGACGACTCCGTCCTCGCCTACCACACGGCCCTCGAAGCCCATAGCAAAGCCCATTCGATCTTCGAACGATTCCACTACCTGACGAAGAGGAGCACGCGACCCCTGGTGTTTCGCTCTCGGCGATTCGAAGGCGTCCGACCTCCCGCCGCGTTGCGGGCCAAGCGTAAGGAAGGATTCGGCGTCAAGACCCAGGACCGGGCAGGCGTCGCCGTTCGCGTGACCAGCCTCGAGCGGACGCTGGTGGACGCGCTGGACCGTCCCGAACTCGGGGGAGGGTGGGAAGAGATATGGCGGTCTCTGGAGTCGGTTGAATTCTTCGACTTGGCCATGGTCGTCGAATATGCGCTGCTCCTCAATAACGCCACAACTATCGCCAAGGTGGGATACTTCCTCGACCAGCACCGCGAGACGCTCATGGTCGAGGACGCGCACCTCGAACCCCTGAGAAAGCGCCGTCCCAAACGGCCGCACTACATGGAGCGCAGCCGCCGCAGTCGCGGGCGCTTCGTGGCCGGATGGAACCTCGTCGTTCCCGTCGCCGTGGCCGAACGTTCCTGGGAGGAGACACGATGAAGATCTCCAGGCAGAAACTGCAGGCGGAGGCCCAGTGCACGGGCTTTCGGCCGGAGGTGCTGGAGAAGGCCATCCATCTGCTGAACCTGCTCGATGGGTTCCGGTCGCACCCATTCCTCAAGGGGCGGTTGGCCCTCAAGGGCGGAACGGCGCTCAACCTGTTCCTCTTCGACCTGCCTCGTCTCTCGGTGGACATCGACCTGAACTACATCGGCGCAGCGGACAGGGAGACGATGATGGCCGAGCGTCCCAAGGTCGAACAGGCCGTGGAGGCGGTCTGCGCCCGCGAGGGGCTGCAGACAGTCCGCGTGCCGAGCGACCATGCCGGAGGCAAGTGGCGGCTCCGTTATGACAGCGCCCTCGGCGAAGGCGGCAACCTGGAGTTGGACCTCAACTTCATGTTCCGCGTTCCGCTCTGGCCCGTCGAACGGCTCGACTCGAAGCCTCTCGGCACCTACCGGGCGGCGGGAATCCCCGTCCTGGACATCCACGAGCTGGCCGCGGGCAAGCTCGCCGCCTTGCTCGCCCGAAGCGCCAGCCGGGACCTCTTCGACGCGCACTTGCTTCTCACCCAAGGCCATCTGGATGACGCCAAGCTGCGCCTCGGCTTTGTCCTCTACGGCGCGATGAACCGACGGGACTGGCGGGAGGTGCGGGCGTCGGATGAGGCCCTTGATGCCAAGGACGTCGAGAATCAACTCGTCCCGGTGATTCGTAAGGACTATCTCGCCGACGCCGGGAAACAGCGGAATTGGGCTGAGCGGATGCTGAAGGAATGCCGCCGCGGGCTGAAGAAGGTGCTCCCGCTGGCCAGAGAGGAGAAGGCGTTCCTGGACCGACTGCTGGACGAAGGCGAGATCGAGCCGTCCCTGCTGACCTCGGACCCGTCCATGATCGAACGCATCAAATCGCACCCGCTGCTCCAGTGGAAGGCGCTGAACGTGCGGCAGCACAGGAGGAAATAGAACGACCTAATCCTCCGGGTTGCGCAGGCGAAACAGTTACTCCGGCGACTCTGGCGAGAAAAACGCTTACGCGACGTGAAAAACGCGCCCAGACAGCCATGTTCCGGGAAAAACGTGCCCGGCCTACTCATCCCCCTTCTCGTAGGTGGTCAGCCGCCGTCCGCAGTGGCGGCACTCCCGGCGGCGGAGGATTCGCCCGCCGATGGCGGCGCGGGTGTAGAGGACGTGGAAGTGCCGACACCCGCAACGCGGGCACTCCAGGCCGCGCCGATTGGCCGTGCTGGTCAGAGAACAGGCAGGATTCGCCGCCCCGGCCGCTGGCGTATCGGCGAGCGGGTTCCTCGGCTTGCCGGTTGTCTCTTGGCGGTCGTCCATCTATCGCTTGCTCCGTTGGAGGTCTGACAGTCTCACCCGCTCGCGCTTCACGGCGGCCTTCGCGTCCGTGCCGGGCAGAACGACGCCCTGCATGGACGCGGCCACGGCGCAGCCGACGAGACAGTCCAGCCAGTGGTTCTCTGAAGCCTCAGGCCGCAGCTTCCACTCGTCAACAACGCGGCCCCGGCCCTCGGTCTTGACGCGGTACTCGCTGGTCAGGTGCTCGGCCAGGAGGCGATGCGCCTCCGGGTCTCGGCCGAAGAGCGACAAGCACCCTCGGTCGCCCATGGCCACGGCCAGGCGGGCGTGGATGAACGACTTCCAGTAGTTCGAGTCGAAGAGAACGTGGCGGATGGCCCGGCGGCCGTGGA